CAAAAAATCGACACGCCGACGTTGAAAATAACGAAGACGTGTGATATAAAAGATTTTAGGCATAAGCCTGAAAACAAAATAACAACAATCTAGGAAAGGTTAAACAATGGAAAACAACAATACCGCACTCATCGCTTTCAACACCGAAAACACTGAACTTGGCACCGTCCAGCACTTCATCGACACCTCGACCCGCGAAGGCAAAATCAAGCTCTACAGCGCATTGCAGAACGCCGAAAAGCTCGACGAACACCTCAACGAACCGCTGAATATGACGAACGCCGTCGCTCAGGCCGTGCAAGTGACCGATGACCAGACCGGAGAAATCTCCAATACCGTGCGCGTAATTATTGTGACCGATGACAACAAGGCGTACGCGGCCACCTCCCCGACCCTCGCCGCAGGACTCAATACTATGTTCGGCATCTTCGGCACGCCGAACACTTGGACGGAACCGCTGTGTATCAAGGTGGTGGAACGCCGTTCCCGCCGTGGCTTCAAGTTTTTCAGCATCGAGCCGGTGGATCAGGAACCGCAGAAGAACAACAAGTGACCTTGCTATAATCACAATGTGAGTTCATTACCATGAGAGCACCCCTATTGGGTGCTCTCTCTATCTGAAAGGACTGCAACCATGTCAGGGAAGAGGAAGAAACCAGCACCCCGCGCAGTCGTGTCACAGAATTATCGCACCCACCAAAAGCCGGACATTAGCAGCGTTGCCATCAAAGCCGATAGACAGCAACGCAAGCACATTAAGAAGATACAGGCCGCGCAAGCACGTGCCGCGCGTAATGTTACGCAGCTTGGCTCGTACTCTCACTCGAATCTCGCCAAAACCGCAGACAAACAACTAGTTAATATCGCGAAAACGTTAGGCAAGGAGTGGGAACGGCAAAAGAAACAGGCCATAGCGGACGCGAAAGCAACACCATACCATGCCGCCGCTGCTGAGAAGCCGACGAAGAAAGATTACATGTTTGCCCAGCGTGCGCCCATCTCGGACGCACAGATCAGCGCGGAGCCGGTGGTGAAACGACGTAAACTGCTCAGGCAGCAGCAGCGGAAAATCAATGCGGCACGACGGAAAATCAACGAATGGAACAGATATCAGGCAATGCCGCAACGTAGCGTGTATGAGCAGCGAGTGGCTGAAATCACCGGAACCACCGGCGAGGGGTTTGGGCGTAACCAGATAATCCCGTCAAAACTCACTGATTTTTTGCAAATGACGAACGTTCTGAGTGATGAAGCTTTCGTGCGCTCTCAACTGGAAAGCGGCCATCGCAATGAATTGCGTGAGCAGATGCACGACGTAGCAGAAATACTGGGGCTGCGTACCGAGCAGAAACGCAAACCGTCCAAAAAGCGGGGAACAGGCAAACAGGGCAAAGACTTGTATGAAGAACATAAATGGCCATCTTACATGTCGCGCGGACGCTATGAGGTTTTTGAGAAAATCTTGGCTACCACGCTCGGCTCAAAACGCTTGAAACGATTCCGTGGCCTATCGGCAGCGCAAAAACGCGCGTTCATCGAACAGACGGACGCCCCCCGTATCGTGTTCGACTGGACAGTGTATGACCCAGTTCGGCACGGTTTCACGTCGATATTCCGCGACAATAGCAAGGGCTATCAGCGCTCAAGGCAGCAGTTCGATAGGTGGATGACGGAAGCGGGCGCACTGGAAAAATAGCGGACGGTAAGCAAAGGAATTATACCATGACTACGCAAGACAAAAGGATAGGATTGTGGTGCGCGGATAACGTCATACGCTGTACGGACGGAACCGTCCTGCGTGACGTCACCGCGCCAAATCGCCTTTTGGCGTCCATCATGTCAGGCGGCAAACTCACCGTCTACGTGACTAATCCAGAATTGCTTGAACCGTTTATGGCTCACGTCGTACACTCCCTCCCACATAACGAACACAACTCTAACTTAAGTTGGGATGCGATTGTCTCGAAAAAGGGCAAGTTTTTCAGTTTTAGCGTGCGTATTGACCGAGAAAATTCCGCACGTTTTTTCGACATATCAAATCTTTTACGGGAGAACTGCCGTCTCACCATGACCGATACCCAAATGCTCAACATCCTGAGAGAATACGGCAACCGTGGATTATGTAAAATCACCGCAGGAGGTGCAAGCATGGAAGCTTTCGCGTCCGGCGAGTGGAAATGGTATTACGACAAATTTCCACAACTTGAGTCGGATACCAAAAAGTCATTGCATGACGCCTATATCGGCGGTTTCATGCTGACCAGAGAAGGATTTTATGGCAAGGCTATCGACGTTGATTGCAATAGCATGTATCCCAGTATTCTGCGTGACGAGTGGTTGCCGTGGGGTGAACCGGAACCATACGACGGCAAATACAAGCAGGATAATGACATGCCATTGCATTGCGATGAACTTACGTTTCGCGCGGAACTTAAACCAGACGGATACCCCATTTTGTTAGACAACCGCAGCGTGTACGGACTCAACCGCTTTGCCTCGACACGTGGTTACGTCACGCGCGTGCTCACTGACATTGACCAACAATTGCTCAACGAAAACTATGACGTGAGCGTCTACCGGCATGTAAGGGGGTGGAAGTTCAGGCGCTCCAAAGGCTTCTTCCGTTCGTTTGTCGATGAATGGGGGGGGCTGAAACAGAAGTCAACTGGCGAGAAACGGCAGATGGCGAAACTTATTATGAACGCGCTTGTAGGTAAAATGGCGAGTCTCCCAAAAGGCGCCGTCATGCTCCCTTTATCCAAAGACGGCATCACTCTCGACTGGAATGTCACGCAACGTGAAGAATCGAATCTAAAAACCGACTATTTGCCTGTTCCGGTTTGGGTCAATGCTTACGCCCGCCGCAAGCTTATGGACGTATGCCACGCCAACTCTGACCGAGTCTTGTACGCGAACACGGATGGTTGCATTCTGAGCGGTTGGGAGCCGGTGGAATCATGTGACATACATCCAACCGAACTTGGCAAATGGAAGATTGCCGCACGATACGAAAAACTGACCATCCTTGGAATGAACCGTTATGAGGGGTGGCGAGATGACGGTGAAGTGGATGTCTGCATGGCCGGAAACATGTTTTCCCAGCCAATCCCGTACGAGAGGTTTAGACATGGAACGCAAGTCATGGATGATTACGGCACAATGGTCATGCTATAATGATTGAGTCTTGTGAGCGTCGATTTTCGACTGGGAGTAATATGAGTCGGATTGCCACGGCTGAGAATGCCGCCGAACATGGAGTCACTACCGTGGCGGTAGTGCCCTACGATTTTCAACTCGCGCTCTGATAGGACAGTTAGACCCCCGCGTGATTGCGGGGGTCATTTTATTTTCCCGACGCATGATATAATTTTGATGGAAATACTCTACTAACGTAAGGAGTTTTGCATGGCAGACCCAAACGGTGAAGGTGAGGAAATCACTACTCCGCCGCCGACCGAAGAGGAACAGCAGACGCAAACCGTAGATGACGAGGTTAAGCCGAAAGAGGAGCCGGAGCCGGAACAGAAGCAGGAGCCGGACGTTTCCGCACGACTTGACGCACTCGAAAAGGAATTGGCCGCATTGAAAGCCATGCTGGACACGCTCGGCTACAACGATCCCGCACCGTCCGGCAACGACGGCGACAACGACGAGACGCAAGAGTCCATCGAAGACTTGTTTGACTAAAATAGTTAGGAGGTAACATAATGTCTAATATTCGACCACTGGCAGGCAAGGGTGACGTTGAGATATTCAACGCCGTGCGTTCCGCCACTTCACCGCAGTTCCAGACCCGTATCCCGAGCGCAACGCAGGGCAATATCCGCAACGCGGTGGATACCATGCGCAATTTCCCCTATCTGCGTGACGAGTTCACAGGGGTATTGATTCAGCGACTGATTGGCCTTTATGTCCAGCACGCGGACTGGGATGACCCGCTGAAACTCATTGGTTCGCCGCGCACTCTCAAGCGCTACGGTTCCACTTACGAACAGGCCGCCGTGGGTCTCGTCAAGGCGCGTACCCGCAATTTCAACAAAGAGTACTTGGGCGATGATGTGTACGGGCGTTACTCGCTTCCGACTGCTTCGGTGTTCCACCCCCTGACTTTTGACCACTATTACCCCGTCACCATTCCGGAGGACGCGCTCCTGACTGCGTTCGACGGTGAATCGGGCATGTCGGATTATATCGCTGAAATCATGAACGCGCCTATCCTCTCGGATAGAAACGACATGTACTTGATGAAGACACAGACCTTCGCGGAATACGCGCGCAAGGGCGGTTTCTACCGAGTCCATACCAAGGACGTCGGCGCACCTGACTCCACCGAAGCCGACGCCAAGAATCTGCTTCGTCTCATTCAGCAAGTGGCGAACGAATTGAAGGCGTCGCCAATGAGTGCCATGCCACGATATAACGCAATGTCTTGGGTGACTCCGTGGCGTGATTCGGAAGCCATTCTCTTCGCCACTCCGCAGGTAATTGCTGCACTCAACGTCGAAGCCCTCGCCGCCGCGTTCAATATCGATAAAGTCAATGTCCCGTACCGGATTATCCCGATTCCGGAAGACATGTTTGGTATCGGTGGTGCGGCTGGTAAGGTGCAGGCGGTTCTGACCACGGAAGACTTCTTCTTCTGCTGGGACGAAATGTTGGAGACCACCAACTCCCCCGTTAACCCGATTGACGGAACGCGAAATATCTTCTTTAAGCACAGGGGCAGTATTACTCCTAACCCGTTTGCGAACGCGATACTGTTTTGGACAGGTGAAGGCTCCGCCAAGTCTGTGACTCTGCCGGATACTCTCACCACTTCTACGCCTAAGTTCGAGCTGCGCGTGAGGAAGTACGGACAGGACGCCATCACTCCGGAAAACGTGTCGCGTGGTGACTTGGTGCAGGTGGTTTCCACTATTTCCAGCGTCAATGAGGAGACGGCTACGTTCCAGCCGACAGGTATTAAGTATGCCGTCGAGGGCGCAACCTCGCAGTTTACGACTATCGACAACGACGGTATTTTGCGTTGTGGCCTTGACGAAACCGCCGAAACGCTTAAGGTCACCGCTCAGGCAACCTATATCAATCCGGCCACGCCTGAGATTGATCAGACGGTTTCCGCCGCGTTGTCCGTGCCGGTGGTTGGCGCATGGATGGGCGGTTGGAAAGCCGGAGCCATCGAGTCCATTGAGATTCAGGGCGAAAAGTCGGTCAAAGTCAAGGAGCATGTAGCGCTTAAGGCGATCGCCACCAAGACGGACGGCAACACCGCGGACGTGACCAACCTCGCACTGTGGACTGTGGACGCCCACGCGACCATCACCCCTAACGGTGTGCTTACTGGAACTGCGGCGGGCACTGCCAATGTCTCCGTGAAGTTCGCGGGAGCTGCTGGAACGGCAGAAGTCACTGTTTCCGCCTGACATTAAGTAATAGCCGGTAGGATAGGTGCGAGAAGATAATTCTCGCACCTATTATTATTTTTAGGAGGACTTTATGAGTGCAAGCGATTTGCCAATTAATTTTAGTTACGCGAAATGGACGCCGAACACACGATTCAAACTCTGTAATGTGCCTTGGGACATGGGTTACAGGGATATTGTCGAATGGGACGAAACCGCCCAAAAAGAGTATTTCGACGGTTTGGATGGCATCGAGTTCACGAACTGCACGATGGCGAAATATGGCCTTCCGGTACGGCTGCCGGTGCCGTTCGCACAAGCGTCGCAATACAACTACCTTGTTGCGACGAACGACTACGATTTTGATACCCCCCGTTCGTGGTATTATTTCATCCAGACGTGCGACTATATCAACGCCAACACCACGCAACTCAATATCCAACTGGACGTGTGGCAGAGTTTCCAGCACGACATCCAGCTCGGCAACGCGTATGTGGAAAGGGGGCACGTCGGCGTGGCGAACGAAAATGCTTGGAAAGATTATGGCCGCACCTATCTCGACCTGCCAGAAGGATTGGATACCGGTAAAGCAATGGTGGTCACTGAGCAGCAATACAAGAGTCTGATTGGCGAAACTAACGGGTACACCACCTTCGGCGTGATCGTGGTATCGACCACCAAACTGGACACTGACCCAGGCACGGCAACCGCACCGAAAACCACGTGCGCGGACGGCAGCGTTTTTGAAAACCATACAAACGGCACCGCCCTATACTATTTCTCGGACTCCTTGGACTTCCTCGCCGTCATGGGCGCGGGCGCTGAATATCCGTGGGTGACGCAGGGTATTTGCGGCATATACGCCATTCCTCAGCTTCCGGAAGCGTTGTTGAAAAATCAGAAGAAGCCGGGAGTGTTTTTTAATCACATGATTGATTGGCGCGGCGACTGCTACCGCTTGGAGGTTCGACATAATGACGCTAAAAGCCGCTACGCCGACATCATTCATATCAAGGACTTCCGCGACAATTTCAAACTTCCAGAACGCTACAAGTATCTGCAAAAATTCCGCACGGCACCATACGCGGTATTGGAATGTTCCTGCCTTAACGGAACTGTAATCACTTACAACCCTGAGCAGATCCCAAGTGCTGACCTGACTATTCGGGAGTCGTGGGACTATGCGCCACCTTCTCCGCGACTCAATTTTTATCCGCGCGGATATAACGCAAGTGATGCCAGCGAACAATCGCCATTGCCAAATAATTCCGGTTTGCCGATTGATCCAGGCGAAATGCTCAACGCATCATTCGGCATCACCAATTTCCCGACTTTCATGACGGTTAACAGCGGCAGCGCTCTCGCCCTCGCCAATTCCGCGTACACGCGCCAATACGCACAGCAGAGCGCGGATTGGAGTTTTCAGAAAACCCAAATGGGCATCAACAACGCCTACGCTCAGGCACAATTAGGCACGCAGTACGCAAGTGCCCAAAACCGACTTGGCACGTCCAATCGTAACGCCATGAACGCCATTAGCAACCAAAGCGCGCAAATGGGCACCGATTTAACGCTGAAAAACCTCGGCTTCAACAATCAAATGTCACAGCTCAACACTATCGGCAGTGGCGTGGCGAACGCCGTTGGTTCCGCTGTCACAGGCAATATCGGCGGTGTGGCCGGAGCTATCGCAGGCACCGCAATCGGCGCATGGACAAACCAGATGACCTATGATAACAACGTGAGCACAGCTAATCAGCAGCTTGCGAACACGCAGACCACCAACAACGCATCGACTTCGCAGGCCAACGCCTACAGTCTCGCACAGACTAATTTGTCCAACCAGCAGACCATGCAGTTCGCGGATATGAACAAGCAACTTGCACAGGCGACGGCGCAAGGCGATTACGAGAACACTATCGCCGGTATCAACGCACAGGTGCAACAGACTCAGACCATACCCCCTACCACGTCTGGCGCATTAGGTGGCGACGCTTTCAATCTGGCGAACGGGCTTGTTGGTGTCATGGTACGCTTTCGGCAGATACCACCGGCCGCCATGCACTCCATTGGTGAAGTGTGGTTAAGATACGGTTACTATGTACAACGTTTCATGCAACTTCCGACAAATTTGATGGCAATGTCCAATTTCACGTACTGGAAATTGCACGAACTGTACGTGCGCAGCTCGACGTGTCCTGAAGAATACCGCTTGACTATCAAGGGTATTTTTGAGTCGGGCGTGACGGTATGGACTGACCCCAATAAGATTGGCGTCACCGATTATGCGGACAACGTGCCGCTGAGTGGTATCGCGTACTGACATATATAATGGAGAGAGCATATTAAGCTCTCTCCATTATTTTTTAGGACGGTGAATTATGGGTAAACGTAATAACGCAAAGAAGGCGGCGCACTGGGATAACCAAAGCGTGCTCGGCTCCATGTGGGGCAATCTTAATCTGCCTGAAATGCGGCAAAGCCTACGAATCAACCAGTACATGAAATTGATTGAAATGTTGGCAGTGTCACGTTTCAGATGGATTAATTTGCCCCCGTATATTGATGAACGCTATTTGGAACTGACCTTGTTTGAAAACGGTCTTGCACTCTTCTTTCCCGACGAACGCAAGGGCGTCCGCCGTTTTATGGTCACCTCTGGAAATATCGGCGGAGTCAACAACTACAATAATCCGACATCATTCCAACCGGTTGCCACGAACTACTCGCATCCCCAAATCGGAAGCAAGAAATGCGTGCCTATTTGGGATAACCAATTGCGTTGCACCATGATTGATGTCATGTGGAATTACGCGACACGATTGGCGATTGCTGACCGCGCGCTGGACGTGAACCTCGACAATATCAGCGTGCCTTTGATTATCGCCACGTCCGAAACCAATAAACTCACCGCGCAGAATCTTATTAAGGCACGAGAAGACGGAGACCCCTATATCTACGCGTATGACAGCGCGGATATTACTGGAATGTTTCAAACCTTTCCAAACATGACGCCCTTTATGGCGGACAAAATCATTACGACGAAAACGCAAATCTGGAACGAGCTTGTAAACTATCTCGGTATCGACAACAGTACGACCGAAAAGAAAGAACGTCTGCTCGAATCGGAAGTCACTGCGGGAAACAGCCGCACCAACGTTTTCCGTCTAAGCTATCTTAAGGCGCGTCAACAGGCGTGCGACACGATTAACCGACTGTGGCCGCAAATGGCAGACTTAGGCAAACCAATAAGCATCGAATGGAACGACACCACTTCTGGCGGTTTGCTGGACGTTGACGGAAACAAGGAGGAAGAAAACTAATGGTACAGGACTTGAGCATATACGCTGTCAAGGACAGTATGGCGGATTATACGTTGACCCTTGGTAATCTGATTGCGCGCGGTTTTAATACGGACGAAAAACTGCATTTAAGCTCGCAATATTATCCGATTTTTGATGAATCATACCGCGCAAAGCTCAACGAAAAAATCGTGGCACACTACGCATTGCGCGAAATCGGCAGCGAAACGCCGCAAATGTTCGTGTTTTATCTAGGCCGTACCATGCGAGAGCAGATGGACTATTTCAACCAGCTCTATTTGTCGGCACAGCGCAAGTTCGACCCGTTTATCACGTCCGATGTCCGGCATGAAATGGACTCGACCAGCACGAATGAGTCCAGCGGAAAATCAAGCGGCACACAGTCGAACGAGTCCAGCGCCAACAGCACGTCCGACACCACCGCCGACAATTCCAGCATGACGTTTAATTCGGAGTTTCCGCAAACTCGCATCGATGACTTCCGCAAGTACGCCACAACCGCAAGCCAAACGGACTCGACGGGCAACACGCATACGAGCACACAGCAGGACAGTACCGCCACCGCGTCCAGTACCAGCAACACCGATTTTTCGCATTCCTCTGATAAAGGCAACAGCATGTCGCACACGCTCGGTACCAGCGGTTCGCAATCACAGCTCTTGCAGGATTGGCGTAACACCATGCTAAACATCGACATAATGGTCATTAACTCGCTTGAGACCCTATTTTTAGGTATGTGGGGCAGTGGCGACAACATGATCAACGTCCCGCAGCTTTATAGCACGAGTCTCGCCTACAATCTCGGTCACTAGAGTATACTTGACATAGACAGATTGGAGGATTATGAACGGAATAAACCTATGCGCCGCACCGCTCGACATCGACCCGCGACAGCGCTATTTTACGACGGTTCAGCCGTTCTCGTACCGTGATACATTGACTGTGCTCGGTTACGTGCAGGAGGTGGCCGAACATGTGGATGAGTTGCGCGAACAGCTCGACAATCTCGCAAAAGACGAGAACGCGGACATCGAAGCCATCAAACAGCTTGTAGCCGGTTTTAATGAGCAATTCGAGCGCATTAATAAAACCTTGGATGACTTGGAAAAGCAAGTCGGACAGTACGAGGACTCAGACTTAACTTACAATCCGACACGAGGCGAGTATGAGGACTCGAAAAACACTAACCGCGACATATACCGTGAGCTTGCCGTTTTCGGCGCACGTGTCAACCAGATGGCCCAACTTTCCGTGCCAATGGCGGCCGCGCACACGTGCCTTGAGTTCGCGGTGCTCGGCAACAAGACCATTTTTCATAATGACGAACCGCGTATCACGCCACGCGACGTACACGTGGATGACGGCGAACCAGTCAATCCGCTAACGGTTGAAAATCTCGCCAATGGCGTCGTGGTCAACAATTTCATGAAAATCGCACAGTAAGGAACAATAATGACACAGAAAACACTGAACTACAATCTTGAGAAGTATGACGCGACGGACGCGCCGAACCTCCAAGGCGAGTACAACCGCAGCATGGACATCCTCGATGCGACGTTGAAAACTCAGTCGGACAGGATTGACGCCATTCCAACACCAGAATCGCTGCCGGAAGGTCTGAACGCGTTCACCACCGCTCTCGGCTTGAGCGCAGCGAACGCCGCAGCGCTCGGCGCCGCCCTCAATCACTTCCTAAACCGCATTCCCGCATCCAGTGGTGGACAGTACACCGTCAAAAACCTCAACGACACCAAAGTCACAGCGGAAGGTCTGCCGTTCGTATCCACCACACCGTCCGGAGATTAATAGTCATGGCAGACAGTCAACAAACCACGCCTGTAAACCACGCCGCATACGACGCGACGCGACACTGGGGGCTACCGCTCTACAATGACGCAACACCAATGGACATGCGCGACGGCTATAACCGCTCCATGCGCATGATTGACCAGATTCTCACTCAATTGCAAACTCAAATTCGAGAGAAGGACTAATATAAATGGCTACCGTATACACCAAAACCGATAATTACGGCCTGAATCTGTACGGCGACAATGACCCCGCAGACTTGCGCGACGGCTACAATGGCAGCATGCGCACTATCGATACGACTTTAGAGACGCATCTCAATCGCATCGAAGTCGTAGAGTCGCGTGAAACGCACGATGAAGAAGTGGTCAAGGCGCTGCTTGGAGATAACACTGTAGACAATGCAACCACCGCGAAAACCAAGTGGGACAAAGCGAGTACGGCCTCCATCGAAGCAATGGCTGACGCCGCCACCGCAACCAAAAAAGCAAACTCCAACGGTAGTATCCTCACCGCGCTGGGCGCCGACACCACCGCTCACGCGACGGCAAATAAAGCAAAGTGGGATAAAGCAAGCACGGACGCCACTTCCGCAATCAGCAAGGCCGACTCAAA